TTAAAATACATATTTATCATCAAATATTTCATAAAAACCAAAACTAGGTTCAAATCTAACAAAATATTTATCAATTTTTTTTCCTATGCCATATTTATTCTTAAAATCTAAAATAATATCATTTAATTGCTTTTCTGTGATATCATAAAATTCAGCTATTTCGTAGATGTTTTTACAACCATGACAATAAGCATAAACTAAATCTAAAGGTTCTAATATAAATTTATAACCCTCTCTTCGAGCAATTAATTCTTGTTTTCTATTTTTTAATTCAGATTGATCTGTAATATCACCATAAGTTTTAACATGGTGTCCTAGTTCTTCAGCTAAAACACCATGCTTCTGTTTTTCTGTTAATCTTGAATTTATTAAAATTTTATTATTATGATAATATCCACATTCTTCATTAGTTTGAAAATCTATCTCTCTAACCCTTATACCAAGTTTTTCTACTTTAACTAATAGTTTTTCATATTTAGTCATGTAATCATCCCCCAGGATTACTATTCTTCGTCCATTTGTTTAAATATTTCTTTTGCTTTATTTAAATTTCTTTTAGCAGTTTCAGAATATAAATTATCATCATGAGCTGCTAAATTATATTCTTCTCTTTCTTTAGTAGCACTTAATTCAATAATATTATTTTCCCCTTTAGATATATATATTTATTTCAGTTAATTCAGCAACTCTTTTATTAGCTTCCTTTTTCCCTAAATCATTTAATTTATTGTAGTTTTCTAATAATGTTGTTTCTTCTTTAGTCAAACTTAGGGTTTTAATATAATGTGGTTTTTCTTTTGGAACATCATATCCCATTAACCACGCTTCATTAATGTTTAATGCCATGCCTATCATAGAAAGTTTTTCTTGACCTGGTTTAACTTTTCCAGATAAATATTGGCTTATATCTGATTTATTGATTTTTACATTATATTTTTCACAAAGTGGTCTTAACATTTCTAATAAATCAACTTGCCTTAATTTTCTCTCTTGCATTAGTTTCTTTAATCTAATAGCAGTATTTTCAAGTTCCATATAATCATTCCTTCCATATTCTTATAATATTACATTTTGAACAAAAGTTCAATATATAAAACAAAAAAGTTAAAAATTTTGAACAAAAGTATTGACAGTCAAAACGTGGAATGCTAAGATTAAATTGTTCAAAGGATTGAACTTAACGACAGGAGGTGTTAAACATGGCTTTCAATTATAACAAATTAAGAGGAAAGATAATCGAGACATTTGGAACTCAAGGCTGTTTTGCTAGATATCTTGGTGTTTCAGAAAGAACATTATCGCTAAAGCTAAACAATAAAATATTCTTTTCTCAAGACGAAATTGTAAAAAGTTCTGAGCTGTTAAAAATAGATTCAAATAAAATTCAATTCTATTTTTTTGAAAAAGAAGTTCAATAAATTGAACTTTATCAATTAGGTAAGGAGTGATAAAAATGAAGAAACAATTGAGTGAAGAATTTGTACAAGCTTCTATTATAGAAGACAGAACTAAAAAGCAAATTCAAATTTTAGATTAAAGAAAGTTGTTAGAGAATGATTTTAAAATGTATGGGACTTATGAAGAACCATTATTTTTAGCTAAAGATGTTGCTGAATGGATTGATTATGATGAAAGTAAAGTTGGTCAAATGATTAAAAACATTGATGAAGATGAAAAGGAAACCTCACCGATATTTTATAGTGGTCAGATTAGGAATATGTATTTTTTAACAGAAGATGGATTATATGAAGTCCTAATGCAAAGTAAAAAACCAATTGCTAAGAAATTTAAAAAAGAAATCAAGAAAATTTTAAGGCAAATAAGAAAAACAGGTGGATATCTCGGAACTGATGAGAGCATGACTGATGAAGAAATAATGGCAAAAGCGTTATTGGTCGCACAAAATACTATTAATAAGAAAAATGAATTATTAAAAGCTAAGGAAGAAGAAATCCAAGCTAAAGAGAAACAACTTACTGAAACTAAAGAGGATTTAAATAATAAGAATAAGTTTATTAATCAAATCGCAGTAAGCGAGAACAGTCTTTTAGTTAGAGAGTGTGCAAAGATAGCATCTAAGAATGGTGTAATAATTGGTGAAAGAAGATTGTGGGATAAGCTTAGGGCTTGGGGATTTATCTTTAAAAATTTAACCGAAGCAAAACAAGATGGAATTGATAGAGGATACTTTGAAATTGTTGAAGGTTCTAAAACTAATAAAGATAAAACATTTACTTATAAAACTACAAGAGTTACTGGAAAAGGACAAATATATATAATTAATAGATTACTTAAGGAGGCTATATAAATGGAAGAAATGCTTTATACAGTAAAAGAAGCATCAAAAATATTAAAAACTAATACCGATTTTGTCTATTCATTAATTAGAAAAGGATATTTAAGATGTTTGAAATTAGGCAGTTATAAAATTAGAAAATCAACATTAGAAGAGTTTTTAGCGAAGTATGACGGTTTTGATTTATCCGATTTAGAGAATGTTAAAGAATTGGAACTAAATTAATATAATAGCAAGCTAAAAAGTATTAAAAAAGAGAATTTTCATGATTGAGTATATTTGTTTAATAAATTGAAAATACTATTTCCAGAATTTACTTTAAGGAGATATGTATTTAATGATTAATTATGAATTTGTAGTAGATGTTGAACCAGATGAAGAAACCATAAGAAAAGTTCATGAAGATTTGGCACGTACATTAATAAAGAAATATGGTAAACAAACAATGCAAGAAGTTTTAACTATTTTAAATAAGGAACAATAAGATAATAGGCTAAAATGCCTTTAAGAAGATAATTGGCATAATAATCTAAAGGACAAGCACATCTAGTAATTTTCAGCTTTTTTTATTATTGAAAAAAGTAAATACTTTCTCAATATATTCTATGCTGAGAAATGGATATTATTACAAAAATTTAATAAGGTGGGGTTAAAAATGTTGGAGGGTGGAAAAACATTTTTAAATCTTTATTCTATAGTAGTTATTGCAATCTTAATGTTAAAAACATTTAAGTTAGCAGGTACTAAGAACGATTTAGAAGGATCTATTACAGTAGCAGCAGTTATTCCAATACTAATTTATCTAATAAATATTTAGGTGAATGCTATGGAAGCTAAGTGTTGTAAATGTAAAGAGTTTTGGAACATCAGCATAAAAGCTCAAATACCTCAAAGTGGATACAAGTGTCCTAAATGTAGAGCTAGAGAAGCAAAAGATAGAGAAAAGGCTAAAGAACTAAGAAAGGGGAGAGTAACAAGTGTTTTGCTTAGAAATAGGAGAAGAGTTCATGCATAAGAGCAATAAATTTGAAATTATAAAGATTTTAAGGAATTATTTCTTAGCAGAAGATGAATTTAAAACTACAATTAAAAGATTTCCAATATTACGTAGAGTAAAGTGAGGTGAAATTAATGTCTTATGCATTGTATAAAGGTGAGGAAATATTAGGTGTAGGAACAATATATGAATTAGCATCAATGCTTAATGTACAGATTAGAACTATTCAATACTATGGTACCAATGCTTATAAGAAGAAATTAGCTAAAAGAAAGAGTAGAAATGTAAGGATATTAATTCCTATAGATGAAGAATAGGGGGTGAGTAATTTGATTTCAATTTACACACTTAATCAAGACCTAGTTGATGTTGAAGGTCATTTAAATGATGGAAATTTAGAAGCAGCAAAAGATGCTTTCTTAAAGCTAAAAGATGATAGTAGAGAGGTGATAGGATTTTTAGATGAATGTTCAAGTATACAAAAATAAGCTACTAAGCAAGCGACCAAACTTAAATCTTAGTAACTTAGAAAATAATTCATGTTCAGTATAACACATTTTAAAGAAAATTAGGAGGGTATGAAGTTGATTAAACTTAAAAAATTAGAACTTAAAAATTTTAAAGGGATTAAAGACTTAACAGTTACATTTGGAACAGTTACTACTATTTTAGGAGAGAATGGAACAGGCAAAAGCACTATATTTGATGGATTTAACTGGTTATTGTTTGGAAAGGATAGTCACGATAAAAAGGATTTTGAAATTCAAACATTAGATGGTAACAATGATGTAATTCATGGATTAGAGCATTATGTAACAGGTTATTTAGATATTGGTGGAACTGAAAAAACATTCAAAAGAACTTACAAAGAAAAGTGGCAAAAAACTAGGGGAAGTGCTGAAAAAGAGCTTAAGGGATGTACAACAGATTTTGAAATAGATGATATTCCAGTAAAGCAAAAAGAATATCAAGCAGCTATATCAGAGCTTGTAGATGAAAATTTGTTTAAGATGATTACTAATCCATTATATTTTAGTTCACTTAACTGGACCAAACAAAGAGAAATACTTTTAGACATTATAGGAGACATAAGTGAAGAAAATGTAATCAACTATAACAAAGATTTAGAACCACTTAAGAAACTATTAACAGATGGAATCGATAACTTCAATAAAAGAACTAAGGCGAGTATTTCAAAGCTTAAAGATCAAGTAAAATCAATACCTTATCGTATAGATGAATGTAATAACTCAATAGTAGAAATTAATTTTTCAGAATTTGAACTTAAAAAAGCACATATTCAATCTAAAATTAATCTGATAGATGAACAAATTGCGGATGCATCTAAAGTTAATGAAGAAAAATTAAAGCTTCAAGATGAACTTTATGAACTTAAGGAGGAACGTTCTAAAAAACAACAACAAGCTTTAAAAAGTGCAAATAAGCCTTTAGATGATATTCAAAACAATATAAATCAAGTAAGAAATAGTGTTCAAGATTTAGCTTATAAAATTCAAGATTCAGAAAGAGAGAAAGAAAGAAAGCTTGAATATATTGAAGCTATGAAAGAAGATTTAGAACATCAAAAGCTTGATAAACAAGAATTACTTAATAAATATCACACCGAAGATGATAAAGAATTTGAATTTGATACTTCATTAACATGTTGTCCAACATGTGGAAGAGAATATGAGACAGATAAACTTGAAGGAATTAAAACTAACGCTGAAAGTAGATTTAATGGAGAAAAATCTAAACTTATATCAAAAATTATAGCTGATGGTAAGATCGTAGCAGCTGATATTGAAAAAATTACTATAAAAATAGAAGATTGTGAAAAAGAAATCGAAGAAACAGCAACTTTGATAAAAGGAATGAAGTTAGAAAAATTATCATTAGATGAAAAACTAGAGTTACTTGAAAAAGAGAAAGAAACGTTAACTTTTACAGAAGAATTACATTTTGAAGGAGAAGAAGAACTAAAGGCTAAGATTAATGAATTAAAAACTCAAATAGGAGAATTTAAAGAAGCTGATAATTCACAATTGAAAGCCGAGAAAAGAGTACTTCAAGAAGAATTAGAAGAAATAACAAAAACTTTAGGCAAGAAAGATAGAAATGAAGAACTTAAGAAGAGAATGGAAGAACTTAACAAAGAAGAAAAACACTTGCAAATTAAAATAGCAGAACTTGAAGGACAACAATATTTAGGGGAAGAGTTTATAAGAACTAAAGTTGAGTTATTAGAGAGCAGCATAAATAAGAAATTTAAAGGAGCAGTTACATTTAAGCTTTTCAATCAACAAGTAAATGGTGGATTAAGTGAAACTTGTGAAGCATTGATTAATGGTGTTCCTTTCAGTAATGCAAATACAGCAAGTCAAATAAATGCAGGACTTAGCATTATAAATACACTTTGTGAACATTACAATATTTCAGCTCCAGTATTTATAGATAATGCTGAAGCAGTAAATCAAATAGGTTTTACAGACAGTCAGTTAATCAAGCTGGTTGTTAGCTTAGATAAAAATTTAAAAGTGGAGGTAGACAAGTAATGAATGAAAATAAAGAATTAACAGAACAACAAGGGGCAAACATTGCAAATGATTTAGATACATTCGGCAGCATAAAAGGTTTTGAAAATACTTGCAGAATGGCTAAAGCACTTGCAAGCAGCACAATAGTACCAAAAGAATATCATGATAATATAGGAAATTGTCTTATTGCATTAGATGTTGCTAATAGAGTTGGATTAAGTCCTATTATGGTAATGCAAAATTTATATGTAGTAAACGGGAGACCTGCTTGGGGTTCTCAAAGCATAAGTGCCCTAATAAATACATCTAAAAAATATGCTAAACCACTTCAATATAAGATAGATGGTTCTGGAGATGAATTAAGCTGTTATGCATATACGTTTGACCATGAGGAAAATGAAATTAAAGGTCCAGTTATAACTATAAAAATGGCAAAAGAGGAAGGATGGATAAACAAGAGCGGTTCTAAATGGAAGACTATGCCTGAGGTAATGATTAGGTATAGGGCAGCTAGTTTCTTTGGAAGATTGCATTGCTCAGAATTATTGTTAGGAATATATTCAGCCGATGAAGCTGTAGAATTAGAACCTGCAACAGTAATTGAGGTTACACATGAAGAAGTAAAGCAAGAAATTAAAGAAAATGCTAATCAAGAAATAATTGATATTCAAATTGAAGAAGTCAAAGAAGACGATAAAGAAAAATCTAAAAATGAAAATCCTACAGTAAAACAAACTGTAGTGAAAACAGAGCCATTCTAATGATAAAAGTTATTGCTACAGGCTCAACAGGAAATTCATATATCATTCAAGCTGGAGAAGAAATTCTCTTGCTTGAACTAGGGATTAACTTCAAGAATATCAAAAAGGCTCTTAATTACGATTTAAGTAAGGTTGTAGGTGCATTAGTAACTCATGAACACAAGGATCACAGTAAAGGCGTAAATGATGCAATGAAAAGTGGAATTGATGTTTATATGAGCGAAGGAACTGCAGCAGGAATTGAATTAAAAGATACATTTTATGACTATAGATTAAATTATTTAAAACATTCAGAATCCTATAAGATAGGTAGATTCCTAGTAGTTCCATTTAACACGCAACATGATGTAAATGAACCTTTAGGATTTTTAATATATCATCCCCAAATAGGAAAGTTATTATTTGCAACAGATACCTATTATCTTAAATCTAAATTTCAAAATGTGGACCACATTTTAATTGAATGTAATTATTCAGAAGATGTACTACTAACATTACCAGCATGGAGATCAAGGACGATTAAATCTCATATGAGTTTAGAAACATTAAAAGAAACTCTTAGAACTTGGAATTTGGAAGGGACTAAAGACATAATGCTTATCCATATAAGTGGAGAGAATGGTAATCCTAATAGGTTTAAAGAAGAAGTAGAAGAACTTACAGGAATTAAAACTTATGCAGCAATTCCAGGATTAGAAATATTCAACTAAGGAGAATTAAAAATGGCTGAGAAAAGAATGTTTTCAAAAACAATAATAGATTCTGATGCTTTTTTAGATATGCCTTTATCAACTCAAGCACTATACTTTCATTTATCCATGAGGGCAGATGATGATGGATTTTTAAATAATGCAAAAAAGATAATGAGATTAATTTGCGCTAATCAAAACGATTATGATTTATTATTGGCAAAACGTTTTACAATTCAATTTGATGATGGAATATGTGTAATAAAACATTGGCGTATAAACAATTACTTAAGAAAAGATAGATATAAAGAAACCATTTATAAAGAGGAAAAAGCACAATTAAGAATTAAAGAAAATGGTACTTATACATTAAATAAAGACATTGGTGAACCATTGGTATACCAACATGAAACCCAGATAAGACTAGATGAGACTAGATTAGAAAAGAATAGTATAGATAAGAATAGATTAGACAAGAATAGCAAGTCGTCAATAGTCGTCTCAAATGTTGAAGTTTTTAAACATTTTGAAAAATGTGGTTTTATGGTTACGCCTATGTTGATGGAAAAAATATCAGCAGATATAGAAGTATATGGATCACAATGGCTAATAGATGCAGCAACAGAAGCTTTAGAAAGAGGAAAAATAAATAATTATAAATATGTTATAGGAATAATTCAAAATTGGCAAACAGAAGGTAGAGATAGTAAGAAAAATACTAAGACTATTAATTCTAAAAATCAACCTAAACCATTTAGATTCAATAACTTTGAAGCAAGAGATTATGATTATGACTCTTTAGAAAAAAAATTATTAGGATGGGAGGATAACGATAATGAACATGGAGAGGACTAGGACTAATCTGCACTTAAAGGAAAGTGAAGAATTAGAGGAAATGTTACGTCAGGATCCAAAGATAGAAAATAATTATCTTAAGAAAGTTATAAAAGCAAAGGATATTCAAATATCAAGACTTCAAGATGAAGTAGCGTTAAGGGAACAAAGGATAAGAGAACTTGTAGAGATAGCAGTAATGTACTATGAAGAAGGTTTGCCAATGTATAGAGTTGAGAGAATCTTAGGATTATTAAAATTGAAAGAAGGTTTAATATGAAACTTAAATTCATACAGTTAGGTAATAATTTAGTTACTGGTGAAGACAATGAGAGGGATACTTGGGATAAAATACAAAACAAATTCAAAGAAGAATCCAAAGAACTTATAGAAGCTATAGAAGAAAGAAATTTATTTCACATTTTGGAGGAAACATTTGATGTAATTCAAATAACTATACGTAGTTTAACATTACTTAAGAAACATAATGTTGATATAGAGCTTGGAAATAGAGTTCATTTGAAAAAACTTTGTAAAAGGCGTTGGAAGTGCATTAGATTTATCAGAGTATTTTGGGATAAGTAGGTGAAAAAATGAATAATATGCTTTCACTTGATAAGAAATTAGAGATTTGGGAGAAATCATTAACTCAAGAAGAATTAATCTTATTAACTTATGCGATTAAAGGCGAAGTTAAGAAACTTGATGATCTAATAAGCAGTACATTAGATAACTGTTATGGAGCAGCAATAGGGGATTTTACAGACTTGAATATAGAACAGATACAAGAAATAGTAAAAAGAGCTTATGACTATATGGCTGATAGTAAAGAATTTATAAAAGAAAGTGGGATGGGTTGGATGAATAAAATAGAAAAAATGAGGAAGTTGTAAAACAATTTTTAAGAAAAGAAATGGTAGCAGGTACATTAAAATCAAATGCTCTAGGAAAAGCTAAGAAGAAGTTTGATATTCCAGCTAAAGATATTTCAAACCTTTGGTTAATTATAAAAGAAGAAGATTATCCAGAAAAATGTATTAACTTTGGAAACAATAAAGAAAAGGGAAAAATGCTTAAAAAAAAGGACTATACAGAAGTTAAAAAGGAAAGTAATGCAATTATACCTAAAGAAGCAAAAAAGCCTATAGAAACTAACAAGAAGGTTATAGAAGATACCTTTAGGATTATCTCTAAAGAAATAACTTTAGAAGGAAAGTTTGGAATATATAAAATAACTAAAAATGGTGTACAAGCAGGTAAGGAATATTTTAAGGACTTAGAAGCATTGGAAGCTTATAAAAAAGAAGAATTAAAAGCATTTAATGCAAAAATAGATGAAATTAAAGCAACATTTGCTTATATGTAATGGAGGTAGAGTATGAGAAATACATTAGGAGATTTAAATAATCATTTGTTTGCTCAATTAGAAAGATTGAATGATGAAGATATAACAGGAGATGAACTTAAAGAAGAAATAATAAGGGCAAAAGCGGTAACAGGTATAGCTTCACAAATTATAAATAATGCAGATGTTGTATTACAAGCAAAAAAATTACAAGTGGAGACATTAGGAAGAGACAATGTAGTTATTCCTAAAATGCTAGAGGATTAAAACATGAAGGGAAGACCATCAGGAAGTAAAAATAAAGTACTTCATATTTGGAATGATGAAGAAAAAGAATATCTTAAAAAAATAACTTCAGGACATCATTATGCGGAAATACAAAAGATGATAAATAAAAAATTTGATTTAAATTTAACTATAAATCAGATTAAAGGTGCAATAAGCAGATACAAATTAAACACAGGATTTACAGGCCATCTTCCTAAAGGAAATATACCACATAATAAAGGAATGAAAGGAATATATGCAAAAGGAAGCGAAAAAACTTGGTTCAAAAAAGGTCAAATTCCATTTAATCATAAATCTGTAGGAAGTGAGAGAATAACAAAAGATGGCTATATTGAAATAAAAATAGCAGAGTCCAACAAATGGAGATTAAAACATCAATTGGTTTGGGAAAAATACAATGGGTTAATACCCCAAAAACATGTAGTTATTTTTGCAGATGGAGATAAACGTAATTTTGATATTAAAAATTTAATTCTAATATCAAGGTCAAAACTACTTATCATGAATAAAAATAAGTTGATTTACAATAATGCAGAGTTAACCAAAACAGGTATTGTTATAGCAAGCATACAAGAAAAAATAAGAGAAAGAAAAAGAAGGTGATTTAAATAGCAAAGTATGGATCATGTGAAGTATGTGGAATTAATGGAATAGTAACAGAGCATCACAAAATAAAAAGAAGTCAGCAACCTGCATTAATTAAATGCAAAATGAATTTAATAGATCTTTGTGAAAAGTGTCATTACTCAATACATCATGGCAAAGATGGACATGATTTAGATGAAACAATAAAATTACAATTTCAAAATTATTTAGAGATTGTGTTTAATAAAGATTATTTTAGCAGAGAAGAAGTACAAACTATATTAGATATTAATTCTAAGTCTACAGATAGGCTATTAAAAACATTAAAACAATATAAAGGTCTATTTGCTAGAGAAGATATTGTAAGAGCTAGTATGGGCGGAAAATTAATAATATTGGAGGAATACAAAAATGAATAAAGCAGTTCTTATCGGAAGATTGACAAAGGATCCAGAACTAAGATTTACTCCTGGAGCTGGAACAGCAGTAACAACCTTAACATTAGCAGTTGATAAATATAATTCTAAGTCTGGTCAAAAAGAAGCGGACTTTGTACCTGTAGTTGTATGGGGTAAACAAGCTGAAAGCACAGCAAATTACATGACTAAGGGTAGTCAGATGGCTATAAGCGGTAGAATTCAAACAAGAAATTATGAAGCTAAAGATGGAACAAAAAGATATGTAACAGAAGTAGTTGCTACAGAAGTTCAATTCTTAAGTAAAGGAGCTAATAACCAAGATAATGGTAGTAATAATTTTGGGAATATAAATCAAGATTACGGAAATTTTGAAGATGACATAACTCCGGTAGATGATTCGGATATGCCATTTTAATATTACGTACTTGTCAGATATGACGAAGAAAAAATAAAATAAAGTGAGGTAGAGAATTATGAATATAGATATAAATGCAATTGTAAACAATAAGTTAAAGGAAATGGAAGAAAAGAATACAATCGAAAAAGTACTAGAGGAAAATATTGAAAAAGCTATTATTAAAGGAATTGAAGGGGCACTAGATAGTTATAGTTTAAAACATCAAATAGAAGATAAAGTAGAAAAGCAGGTTTCAGAAGTAGTAAGTGAAATAGGATTTACTGGCTATAACGGTTTTATAGCAGAAAAAATAAAAATGATTACTGAAGAAGTATGTAGGAAAGATGTTGCAGAAAAAATTCAAAAAAAATTTAATGACATATTGGTTATAAAAAGAGAAACTATAAAGCTTTCAGAGATATTTGAAAAATATAGAGATTACATGAATGAAAGTACTGATGAAGAAGACAAATATTCATTAGAAAACTTCTGGGTTGATGTAGAAGAGTCTGAATATGGATGGCTAACTTATAAGATGGCAAGAGAAAAACCTGAAAGATCATATTACAGAGATGATGAAAGCTATATTGAGTTTACAGTACATCCAGATAGAGATGATAAAGAAATAGGAAGCATGAGCACTGTGTATATAGGGGATAAACGATTAGAAAATACATTTAAATTAGGAAACATGACAGAAATAGAGTCATTAATCACAAATATTTATTACAATAAGACTCCAATAATAATTGATATTGAGAGTGATGATGATATAGAAACTTATTTTGATACAGATATTTAAAGTGAGGTAGAGAGCAATGAGTAAAATTCATGAATTAAAGATATTACCACAATACTTTAGTGATGTGGTTAGCGGTAAAAAGATTTTTGAATTAAGAAAAAATGATAGGGAATTTGAAGTTGGAGATACTCTTGTATTAAAAGAATATTTACAAGAGATTTCAGATAGATATAAAACAACATTACATGCACAATATACAGGGCAAGAAGTAAAAAAAGAAATATCTTATATTCTTGATGGTGGGAAATATGGATTACAAGAAGGATATGTGATATTAGCGTTAGGCGAATACAAGGTAAAGAGCAAACCACCATTTAGGGTTATATGCATAGATGATGATTGCTGTGGTGAATTAGTAGAAGGTAGAAGGTACATTGTAACAAAAGAAATTGATGATAGATATGTACTATTAGGACTTTCAGAAGGTGAATATCCTACATGCTATTTTGAACGTATTTAATACACAATTTGTAGAAAGTCGGAACAATAGGAGGGGAAATTATGAGTAATAATACTGGATATGATAAATGTGAATTATGTGGAGAAATGATTAACATTTATAATGCAAGATTGGGTTTTAAAGATAATAATGAAAAATTGCATAATTTTTGTATGCAACACGAAAGAACAAAGGAATTAGATTTAAAAATAAAAGAGCTTAATAAAGGTTCTGATGATATTAAATTCATTCATAAAGGAATAAGCGTTTATAGAATGAATGACTATGAGTGGTGGGCAAGTAAATGGTATATAGAAGATACTAATGAATGGTATATTAAAGAACATGGATTAGACGAAGAAGATAATCCAACTGATGAAATTTACTCATGTGACTTAGATAAAGAAGGCGTATGGATTGAAACAAATGAGCCAAATGATATAAAAGAACTTGGTGATAACGATGAATTGGGGAATGTTGTTTTAGGAAATCCTGAATTTGGAGATTTAAAAAGATATGGTGATGGAATTTTTAAATATACAAGTTTTAGAGAAGCATTACTTTTAGATTTAGACTTTAAAGAGCCTTATTGTATAGCAAGTACAGAGTGGTAGATATTACGCAATACTAAGTTAGTATTAGGAGGAATTAATAATGAGAGAAAAAAGAAATGGTTTAAGACCTATATTAGTAATTAAGGATAATACAGTAGAAGAAGGATATTTTCACATGTTCGCAACTACAGGAAATAAGGAAGATGGGTTTTATCCAATCGTTATTGTAGAAACGTCCAATGGTGAAATTAGAGAACATGATGCAAGTAATATTATATTTGATGATATTTCCTAATTTACAATCCTAATATGAGTTGCCGACCTTGGCAAGATGTAGATTGGACGAATGAAGAAAGGAGAAAAAATGTATATTCAAGATATAGATCTGAAACTTAAGGATTGGGCATTTAGTCAAAGAAAAAGTCTACCATATGAATTAAAGTTGCTATTAACTAAAAAGAGAATTGAAGATTGGTATAGTTATTGGCAAGGTGATGTATATGTAAGTTTCTCAGGTGGATTGGATAGCACAGTTCTTTTGCATTTAGTTAGAGATCATTTATACAATGATATACCCGCTGTATTTGTTGATACAGGACTTGAATATCCAGAATTAAGAGAGTTTGTAAAAACATTTGATGATGTGACAATATTAAAACCACAAAAGTCATTTAGACAGGTAATAAAAGAATATGGATATCCAATTGTAAGTAAGGAAACAGCGGCTAAAATAAGAAAATTGAGACATGGGAAACTATCAGATAGGTATAGAAATTATCTGATGAATGGTGATGAAAGAGGGAGCTTAGGAAAGCTCGCTGAAAAATGGAAGATACTTTTAGATGCTCCTTTTGACACAAGTGAAAAATGTTGTGATGTTATGAAAAAGAAACCTTTCAAAGAATATCATAAAAGAACCAATAAATATCCTTACATTGGAATTACTCAAGATGAAGGTTTTCAAAGGCAAAGACAATACGAAAAGACAGGTTGTAATGTCTATGAAGCAAATACTCCTAAAAGCCAACCAATGGGGTTTTGGACTAAGCAAGATGTATTAAGGTATGCGTTTGAAAATAACCTTAATATATGCAGTGTTTATGGGAAAATAGTTTATGAAAATGGGATTTATAGAACTACAGGAGTTGAAAGAACTGGTTGTATGTTTTGTGCTTTTGGATGTCATTTAGAAAAGTGTCCTAATAGATTTCAAAAAATGCAGACAACACATCCCCAGCTCTATCAATACTGCATGAAAGATTGGGAAAAAGGTGGACTAGGGTTAGCAAAGGTTTTAGATTATATAAATATACCTTATATGAATAATGTTAAGGTTATGAAAGAACCAGGAGGGGAATTATATCAACAATTTAAAATGACGATTTAGTTCGCAATTCTAATATAGGGGGAATAAAGATGGATATTAAATTAAAAGATATATTAAGTTGTGTAAAAACATGGACAACTTTGAGGTTGGATAATAAAGATAATGGAGAAAAATTTTATCCTAGTTATAGTGAGATAACAAGTTATGGAGATTATTATATTACAGAAATAGAAGCAGCAGAAGATAAATTAATAGTAACTATAAAAGAACAAATTTAATTTTATAACACTAAGTTAGGATAAAAAACTGAATAGAGAATGAAGCAGTAGCTATTGTTGTAAAACTTCATTCTCAATAAATAATCAATTTCAAAAAAGGGGGAAGAAAGAATGAGCAACTTAAACGAAGAAGTATCGATAAAATTAGTGGGAAAATTAACATTGTTATTACCTTTTTTAGAACAGAAATTAGATATGCAACTAGAAGTTAAGAAAGCTATAGATGAAACTTTATATAACTATGAAGTACAAACTAAGTGTACAGATTTAGTTTGCAGCGATATAGAAGAAAAAGCTCAATTATACCTTGCATGTAAGAAACTAGAAGGTTTGAGTAGCAAGACATTATATAATTACAAATTGTTTCTTAATAAGCTAGATCAGTATTTTACTAAACCATGTTCTACTATAAGCACAATGGACTTAAGAATGTTCTTAGCTCTACTGGGTAAAGGCAAGAAAGCAAGTACTGTTAATGGATATATCACTTATTTAAAGAACTTTTTCGGATGGTTGCAAAATGAGGAATATATAATAAAAAATCCTGCTTTTAAATTAAAACAAGCTAAAGTTCCTAAGGTTATTCTTGAAGGATACAAAGCTGAGAACTTAGAAAAATTAAGAGAAGCTTGCGAAACAAAAAGAGAAAAGGCATTGTTTGAATTATTGGATAGTACTGCTTGTAGGATATCTGAAATTCAAAATATAAAACTGCAGGATATTAACTGGAATGAAAAAAGCATTAAAGTTACTGGAAAAGGTAGTAAAGAAAGAATTGTATATTTCAGTACAAGAGCTAAACTGGCACTTGAAAATTATCTTAAAAGTAGAAATGATGATAATAATTCATTATTTATTAGTAAGAAGTTTCATAATCGAACTTTAGGTGTTAGATCCCTTCAAAAAACAATAAAAAAGATTAAAGAACGTTCAGGAGTAACAGAAAGAGTTCATACACATAAATTTAGAAGGACTCAAGCAACACGATTACTAAACCAAGGAATGCGAATTGAAGGGGTTCAAGGAATTTTAGGGCATACTACGCCAACTACAACTCAAATATATGCACAACTTTCACAAGAAAACTTGAAAAATGAATATAGAAGATTGGTAGGTTAATAATTTAGGAGGAAAGATAATGGAATATATAAATGACATTAATATAAATCAAGCTGTAATTCATGTACTAGATAGAAATGCAACAGAACCTGTTTTAAATGAATTTACTTTAGAACTAAATGAAGAAGTGTACAAGTTCTTATATAAGCATATAGAAAAGTGTTTAAAAGATGATGAGTTAAAGTATGCTAAATTCAAACAAGGCACTAACTTAGTAAAAGAAACTGTACAAGGATATTTAAATGGAATAGATGATGAGTTTATAGGGTTATCAAAAAGATTAGCAAAACAATTATTTGCTATCATGCAAATGGATGAAAGCATAGATTCATGTGATTTGATTATAGTCTCTTTAACTACAGATCAAGGACCAATGATTGGAATACTAAAATTGGATTATGTAAAGAACTTTACTCATGAAATTCAATTTATAGATGAAAAAATAAGGGTAGGAATAGTACCACAGATTGCAGGCCTACCAGGGAGTAGTCAAAAAATAGAAAAGGCTGCTTTTATAAAACCATATCGAGAAGATAATCTGTTTAATCTTTATGTCTTAGATAAGAAGAAGAGAACTAAGGAAGATGCAGAGTTAAGAATTAATTATTTCGTAGCATATTATTTATACTCAACACTTATCACTAATGAGAGAGACAATACAAAAAGTTTTATAAATAATTCTGAGAATTGGATAAGAAAAAATGTGCAAAGTGCAGAGGATCAACAAAAAATAAGAGATTCTTTTAAAAACAAAGTTATAGAAGAGGACATTATAAATATAGAAGAAGTTGCAAAAGAAGTATTAAAAGAACCAGGAGCAGCAGACAATTTTAAAGTGTATATGGCTGGAAGTTGTGAAAAAGAATTTGGAGTAGACAAGACTTATGTTGAGAAGAAAGTTAAAAAAGTAAGACTTAATATAGACAGAGAAATAGATTTATATATATCAAACGTAGCCTATAATGACCAGGATAAATTCGATATAGTTCCTAACGGTGATGGAAGTGTGAATATGATAATTAAAAATGTTATGAGCTATATAGAAAAGTAAAAAACTCAATATGAGAGTATAAAAATACTATGATACTAGTTTTACATTCTCATATGATAATTAATTGATAATGGGAAGGAGAAAAATAAATGAGTAATATACAAATATTTAATAATGAAGATTTAAAGTTAAAAGTTAGAACAATTCAAAATGGTGATGGAAGTATTTCAATTAATGCTGAGGATACTGCAATAGGATTTGGATGGTATGAAGAAAAAGCTGGGAAGATATATCCAAGATGGAGAACAATCAACGGGTATATTAAGGAATTTGGATTTTCGCAAGATGTTGCGAAAGAAGATTATATTCCAGAAAGTTTATTTTATATGCTAGGAATGAAAGCAAATAATAAAGTAGCTCAAGATTTTCAAAAGTGGTTGGCAACAAAAGTTATTCCTTCTGTAAGAAAAACAGGATCATATCAACTTCCTAAAATATCTAAGGAATTACAAGCTATTTTTATGATAGATGGAAAGCAACAAAGGCTAGAAAATGAAGTAAAGGATCTAAAAGACAATATGCCATTATTTAATATAGATTGTGAAGAACTTCAAAAAGTAGTCAAAAAGAAGGCAGTTAAATGTTTAGGAGGATATAACAGAAAAGCTTATTATGATAAATCATTAAGAGCTAGAGTATTTGGAGATATACAAAGAGAAATAAAAAGGCAGTTTGAGGTTAATAGCTATAAAGCAATAAAAAGAAGTCAATTAGAGATAGCCAAGGAAATAGTAGATAAATATGAAGTACCATTTGTTCTTAAAGATGAAATAACATTAGTAAATAATCAAATAGCTATGTAGGAGTTGATATTATGACTGCAAAAGAACTAGCTGCTAAAACAGTAAGAGATATTGCTAAAAGAAGAGAGCGTAAAGAAAATGAATTTCTTGCTTATCAAAAATATCATACTGAAAAGAAAAAATGTAGATGGAGTGTGAAGAAAGGCGGATACAAATGGTAAAGAAGAATCCGGGAAAGCTATTTGAAGAAGATTTCAAAAAGTCAGTTCCTGAAGATTGTTGGATATATAGATTTAAAGATGGTACAGCAAATTTTGGAGGAACTAAAAATGAGAATGTAAGATTTCAAGCTCATAATATATGTGACTTCCAGGTAATGACTAATGATTATTTAGTATTATTGGAACTTAAATCTCATGCAGGTGCTAGTATTCCTTTCAACTGTATTAGAAGTAACCAAATAGAAGAAATGTCCAATATCCAGCATTCAAAGATTAAAGCATATTTTATATTTAACTTTAGGGATTATGAAAAGACTTATGCAATAGAAGCTAAGGAGTTAAAAGAATATATAGATACTGCTAATAGAAGGTCAATACCTTTAGGGTGGTGCAAAGCAAATGGAATTGAAATTATAGGAAATAAGAAAAAGATTAGATATGGATATGAGTTAAAAAGGTTTTTTGAAGGTATACAAGATTAAAACTTGCAAATAAAAACAGAGTTACAAGGCATGGTACAAGCTTAATTGCAAGTGTACATGCCTTAGTAATTCAAAAAGGAGGATAAGATGTTAAATAGTCCTTTTATAACAACAGAAGATTTAAATTCTTTCACAGATCTTATTAATGAAATGGATACATTGAAAGATAATGAATATGCAAGGGCCTATAATCTTCATAAAAAAGCACTAGGTATATATGATAGATGGTCAAGCATTTTATATGAAGTAAGAAGCAATGAAGGTAAAGGAATACCAAAGAATCCACCACTTAAAGATAGAGTAGGACAAATACTTAAGATGATAGATAACGTTTATGTAAGTTCAAGAATGGTATGGAATAAGTCCAAAGATGATATTAGTGAGGGGAGATATTAATGAAATATTTATTAGGAAGTCATTTCTGGGGAATGGATACAGAAGAAAGTGATAAAGATTACTTGGAATTTGTTTTACCTACTAAAGAAGAAATGTTTTGAGGAAAGTTTAGGAGCACTCAAACTAAAGATGAATATGGAAATGATATAAACATTAAAGATATAAGATTAATGCTTAAAGAAGTTAAAAAAGGCAGCTTAAGAATGTTTGAAATGATGTATGCCCCATTAGTAGATGATGATTGTAATCTTATATTAGAAACAATAAGAAAATATCTTTGGAGTAATAGAGATAAGTTATTTAAAGAACTTAGAATTGAGTTTATGAAAGTGATAATAGGTGAAAGCAGAAGTAGAATAAAATTATTAGAAAAAGATTTTAATGGTAAAGAATTAGCTCATTTACAAAAATTATATTGGTTATTGTATATAACATATAATTATAAAAATCCATTTCACATAATGTTAACAGATACAAATAAACAAACTTTAAAGAAGATAAGATTGAATCCAGATAAAGCATTATTTGAGACATTAAAAGAAGATTTTAAGTTTGGATATTATATAGATTTTGGAGAACCTCTTGAGGAAAAACCTATATTAGAAGAATTAGAAAAATTAATGATTAAAATTGTGGTATAAAAAAGGAGGACTAGCCTATGGAAAAAGAACTATTTCAAAAAACAGAAGGACAGCTTTACCGTTACTATAGATATAAAAAACAAATTAATAAAAAATATAGAAAAGTTGAATCATTAGAGGAGCAAATTAAAGCTATAGATAATCAAATGAGAAATGTTCATAATTATATAAGTTTAGATACAATGCCACCAGGTGCAGGATGCGGAGAAAGAGTACAAGCTAGTATTAGTGGAAGCTCTTACATGGAAAAACAAATGGAGAATGAAGTTACTAAACTGGAAAAAAGAAAAGTAGAGAAAATTAAACAAAAGATTAAAACAGAATCCAAGATAATGGAAATGAAGAACTTTATAAGGATGATGGATACTAATATAGAAGAATTAAGGGAAGAGGATAAAAGAATTATTAAATTTTTCTATGAAGATAGTAAAAACGATAAGGAAAATGTATCGTATCTAACAATTAAATTAAATTTATCAGCACCTACAGTATATAGAAGAAAACAAGTATTGGTTGAAAATATTGCTGATTCTATGTGGATGTATAAATAA